CGCTCAATAGATGTGAGTTACGAATACCATGTTCAGCTATACTCTCACGTATTTTAGTAGGTAATGTTAATGCAAATTCACTATCCAAGTATTCTTGTTGGAATAGTGGGAACGCACCTTTCTCTTTTGCCAGTTCAACAGACGTTTCATAGCAGATATCACGAATAGTACCCATGATGTCTTCAAGCACACGAATAAATTCATCTGAGCCGTAATCAAAGCCTAGTGCCTCAATAGCGTTAGCAACACCAGTTACACCAAGACCCATTCGACGAGTGTCTTTTGCTTGCTTCTCTTGCTGCGGTAATGGATAGGTTGCTCTATCTACAACATTGTCCATAGCTCGAACTACATATGGTATATCTGTCTTGAGCATATTCATGTTGAAAACATACTTACCATCGTGCTTCACCATGTACTTAGTTAGGTTAAAAGAACCCAATAAACATGCACCATATGGGGGCAAAGGTTGTTCGGCGCAGGGATTAGTACTAACAATTTTTTCACAGTAATGTAGATTGTTTTTTCGATTAATACGGTCAATAAATAGGATGCCTGGTTCTGCCCAATCCCAAGTGCTTCTAAGGATATCATCCCAAAGCGCACGGGCATTTATCGTTGAGTACACACGGTCTTCAAATACGAGATCAAATTGACTGTCTGTTTTAACTGCTTCCATGAATGCATCAGTAACACCCACTGAGATATTAAATCCTGTTAAGGCAGTAGAGTTATTCTTAGCCCGTATGAACTTCTCAATATCAGGATGATCGACCCTTAAAACTCCCATCTGAGCGCCTCTACGGTGACCTGCTGAAGCGATTGTATGGCATACGCTATCGAATATAGCCATAAAGCTTAACGGCCCACTAGAACGGCTGTCTAAGCTCTTTATAAGCGCCCCATGCGGCCTTAACGTAGAGAAGTCATATCCTATACCCCCACCTAGTTGCATGGTCTTAGCAGCTTCCTTTGCTGCGTCCATAATGCCTTCCATACTGTCCTCAATAGTACGAGAAACAAAGCAATTGTATGGAGTAACAGTACGTGGAGCGCCCATCGCTGATTGTACTCTTCCAGCCGGTAGGAAACGCTGATTATCCAGGATACTTCTAAATTGTTCAAAGTGACCTTCATCATCTTTTAGTGCTTCAGCAACTCTTGTCATTGCTTCGTGGAAGGTTTCACCCTCACTACGGTATTTTTCTTTATGGATTTGTTCGCTGATTGGTAACTTTGGCCCATACTCATTTCTTAACATTTACTGCTCCCATTGGTTTATTATTATCTATTGTCGCCTGATCCACCTAGAACTCCACGTTCTAAGCGACTGTTTAATTTATCTAAATTGAGTTTTCCGGTATAACTTAGCGAAGAGCCTAACGCTGTTGCTATTTGGGCGACGTACCATAGGCAGTCTCCGTTCTCTTCAATTAGCTCTATTGTTTTCTCCATAGAGACATGCCCGTTATTATCTCTAATAATCTTTTTTAGCTTTCCGGCTAATTCTCCTGCCTCAGAGCATAGACCTAAGATTAAATAGGTCAGTGCTTCTTCCTTTGGGAAAATTGCTGTCTTTCCAGATTGGTCTTGGTAGTCATCCATATTCATTATTCATTACTTTCCTGTTCGGGGGTTGGGTAATAAGCTTCAACGTGGCTCTTACATTTTGGGCAGGATAGATTGGTTACAAACAGATATTCTTCACTGTCTTCGCAGTCGAGATCGCCACCCCATATTAATTCTGTCCCACAAAAAAAGCAGTTCATAGGTGTTCTCCACGGCTATGCATCTCTATTAAATCTTCGATAAAGAATTTCATCTTATTCAAATCATACAGAGTTTCAGTACCGGCCTTTTCACCTAATCGGTAACAGGCTTTGAATATGTCACCGCGAGATTTACTCATGCCTTTATGAGATATCAAATGGCGTAATTCTTTGGCGTGAGAGGGTATCTCGTAGTATGAAGTTGATAAGCCGTCTGAAGCTACTTTCACCCTATCTACACAGTCAGGGTGAGGGAGTTCTCTCCACTTAGCCATCAGTGAATTTTCTTACCATTAAATTTTAATATTTTATGACCGTTTTTCTGTTCAGATACGGCATCCACCAGTTCTTCATCTGGTTCAAATTCAATAGTAAACCCATTAGGCTCTTCTTCCTCATAGTCATCTTCTATAAGTTGTTCAGCTATGGTTCGTAAGCTATTGATTTCTCTAATAAAGTAACCTTCTTTAGCAAAGGTATCTATCTCACTACGGAGCTTAGAGTTTAAGCCATTTACTATGTTTAGATAATAAGCTTGCTGCTCTTCAGTCATAGTAACACTGAGGTTATGCTCAACATCAAAATCTAGAGTTTCATTATCTTGATCGATTTCTATTTCAATAATTATTGTATTTCGTTTTGCTCTGCTCATTGATTTACCTTTTAGAAATAAGTTTAAAGAAATGTTCTGCGTCGATTACTGCCAAGGGCTTACGTCGATCTGCTTTAATAATGGCAATGGGTTCAGCACCTTTAGGGCAATTCTCCGTGGCCTGATCCATAACCTTGTAAATAGCAAAGCTCTTAAATGCCTTACACTCTACGGAGTATGGGAATAGGAGTCGGGCTGCCGGACTTAATTGTACGTCCTCACCCGAAGCTCCCATTGAGGTACTACGAACATCATCTGGGAGAAGCTTTTTAGGCCAGAGAGCTAATATCTTATCTCTAACCCACTGTTGATGTCGTCGCCCCTTTGCTTTGGCACTTTGGGTACTTATAGCCATTTAGGGCGTTCTAATATGGAATACTCGCCCCACCCAGTGCCAAATTCTGACTGTTCCTCAGCTTCAGCTATTACACCAAGTGTCCGGTGTAACTGTTCTGTCGCTATTTCCAGTAAATCAGGGCCAACTATATGCAGGTGTGAGATGAAGGGAGAGGTCTTCTCACACGCTATAAAGCCAAACTCCTTTATATCTAGGCCAGCAAGCTGACATACATACACATAGAAGGCCGCCTGAATATGATATGAATACTTAAAGCACTCATTAGAAAAACCTCTTGGACTTGCATCCTGGGTGGTCTTCACATCATAAACAGTTTGTTCGGATAAAATCATTAAATCGGGTCTGGTCTTCAGTAAAAGCCCACTGATTGGGTCTTGCTGAAATATAGATACTTCATTCACACGCTCCTTATGTCTTAATAGAGATTTGCAACTAGGATTATCTAACGCCCCTTTAGCAATACGATTAGCTACATTATATTCAACTTCAGTTAGTAGAACTTCATCTTCATTGAGTTCTTCTTTCTGAGCTTTAAATGCAGCACTCGCTTTTGTTTTCGGGCCTTTTTTAACGAGGTTACGGTCTTCTTCTAACAAAAGCGCATGTACCGCACTGCCCATAGTGAAAGCCGCAGTCTGTGTGCGTTTTTCACCCTTCCAATGGGCAAGTGTCTTTTTATATACAGATTTTACTGCGCTTGAAGAAATACCACTCTGTGAGTGGTAACCCCAATTACTCATTCCAACGATATAATTAGCCATTAAAAGTCTGCTGCTAATGTATCTACTTCGTCCATTATCCGTTCAGCTTCAATATTATCGTGCTTCTCAGATAATGCTTCATTGTAAGCATCATTAATGCGCTTGTTCTCTGAAGTAATAAGATCAGTAACATGACTTAAACTGTCATACGTTAATTGATCCATTGGTATAGGAGAACCAAACTGAGGGCTGAAATGCATTACATAATAAGAAGCTCCCTTATCAGTACGCATTTTCTCAGCTTTTAATATATTTTCAAAGTCCCATAGGTTTATACCTTGAGACATCTTTTTGATAACATCATGGTAAAATGGGCCATAGTTCTTACGCTTCAGAGAGAGAATTACAGGCTGATTTTCAATGGTAACTTCCTTACCTTGAGCAGTCTTGCCGGTATAACTCACTAGCCCACGAATAATCCGATATCTATCTCGACCTTCGTATTGCTTACGCTGTTCAACGTCCATTGCGATAGATTCTTCATATGTAGGCATCCCACACATAAACCCACCTAGCTGATCACGGGCTTCTTCGCGCTGATTTTTTATCAATAATGATTTATTAATAAGTTTGCTATCACCCCAATGCTGATATTGGACATGATTACTGAAGGCTCTTAGTTTTACACCTTCTTTTGCATACACTCTATCCTCATTAGTATTTAGAAAGAATGCACCCAATGGTATTTGATTTCCTGCCGCATCCTCACCAAAAGAATTGATTTTTAGTGTAGGTATACTCGGCCCTTTTGATGTAGATGACGCACCTAGTTGTGCGCTTAGTTCCTCAATCGATAAGCCATTTTCTTTTATTATTAGTTCGTTCATTACTATTTCCTCTGTTAGGACGTTCATTATACGATAGTTAAGTGTTTTAATCAACTAAATTCTTCTTGTTCTAGCCAATTTATGCCCCCTGATATTTCTATGTCTAAAGGAACTACCATATTGTAATTAAACAGTTTTTTAGCCTCTTCGTGTACTTTGGTCATAGCTTCAGTTAAAATAAATTTAACTTGTTCAGTTTCATCAGGATGAACGTCTACAACAATGCTATCGTGTACTGTTAAGATCAGTTTGGATTTAAGTTTATGTTGCTTAAATAGTCTAAATGCGCGGATACAAGATATCTGAACTAAGTCAGCACTGAAGCCCTGAACACCGTAGTTTAGTATCTGCGTAGCATTCGTAACTCGTTGGTTTTTTGTACGGGTAACATTTGGCCAGAAATATTGTCGCCCACTAGGGGTTTCAACAGTACCATTCTTTAATGTGCCTTCCATCAGAGTTTGATGCCAACCGTATATACCTTCATATATACCGTAAAATCCATCCAGATATTGGGCTATATGGGGCGGATGTCCATAAGAAGTGCCACCAAAAAGAGGCAAAAACGAGAATGGTTTGCCAGAGACTTGGCGTTCTAATTTGGTTACTTCTTTAGGCGGCTTTTGTAAAATAATACTAGCTGTTTGCCTGTGTATGTCTTTGCCTTCTAGTATGTCTGCTATGCCTTGGGCATCTCTAGACAGTTCGCAAGCCGTTCTAAATTCAAGTCCTGAGTAATCACTTTCGTAAATCTGTCCGTTTTCAAATCTACTTACAATACACTTACGAACAGGAAACCCACGCTTAGGCATATTCTGCAAGTTTAATGTTATCCCACCACCACTGCTTAATCTGCCAGTTGCAGCTATACATTGATTAAAATTTGCATGAAGAAATCCTGTAGCTCTAGTACCACGCTTAATTCCGGCACAAAAACTATCCAGATAAGTACTGATAGCATTGAGGCGACTAATCTTAGTAAGAAATTCAACAGCTTCTAAGTTATTTTTCTTTTCTGCCTGGCCAATAAGCCTCTGTATAGTAACCTTATCAGTCTTAAATCCGTTTATACTCGCATCATTCGGGGTAGAAGGTGTCATCTTTAGACCGGCAGTTACGCCAGTACTTACATATATTGCTCCAACTCCAGAACACGTCTTACATTTGGTTCTATTTTTATAAGGATCACCAGTAACTCGCCATTTTTTACCCATTCTAATCTTAGTGACCACTTTATACTTCTGAATTGAACCTATACCGTCACAATCCACACACTGAACAGCTTGGGTCTTGTGTACGATTTTTGTTGTGGCTCTGACTGCCTCAGTAAATTGATTTTTACTCATATGAGGGGGTCTGAGTGACTTACCGGCTTCGTTTGTACCTATATTGAAGGTCTGGCGGTGGGCTTCTCTATCTAAAACAATACGAGAATACACTACCTTAGTCATATCAGCGCCAGAATTGAGATTAATCGGGGTGTCGCCCATAACATCTTCAACTATAGAATTTAGGCTTTGCTCTAAGTCGGCTTTTTCGACAACAAATTCATCCATAACAATTTGTAATGCATCTTCATCAATTTTAACGCCATTCATCTCTATTTCGCATAGAAACAACAGCATCTCATTCATAAATGGGATTACTTTTTTAAGAGATTGATTATGCTCACGCTCTAATATGTCTTGTTGAGCTATAAATAATTCACCTGTAGCTTTAACATCTGCTTCTGCGTACTCATTAACAATGTCTAAGGGCATCTCTTCAAAGCCCATCTTCTCTTCTTTAAACATAACATCAACAAGATCACTCTTCTTAATGCTTCGAGTTTTACGTCTGAGGGCAGACTCTTTTAATGAAAGTGCGCGTCTTTGGCCTTTAGCTAATAAATATTCACAGATCATAGTGTCGTAAACTACATCAGGTATTTCAAAACCCATTTCTTGTAGCCATTCGATATCAAACTTAGCATTATGGCATATAATACCATCAGCTTCTTTTAATGCTTCTCTAAGATGATCTACTGGATCACAACCATCATAATCATTGTGATACCATATTAACTTATCAACTACGTCTACAGTTTCAAGTCCAAGCCAACCATAATACGCAGCTACACATTTATTAAAGGGATTTTTAGGTGAATTATCTATTCTACCTTCAATCATCTTAATGGTTGTCTCTAAATCTAAGACTAGCCATTTAAACGCAAAGCTAAACTCCATAGCGTGAAGTTTTTCCGTCTAGATTACATATTACTGTCCCATGCCATCCAGAAATCTTATTCTTCATGACTGTTATATAGCGAGTAGGGTCATCTGGATTGTTTGGATCATCAGCTTTACCTACCCCAAACAAAATGTCAGTTTCAGCTATCTTCCCAACTTTAGAACCTTCAAGCATTGTAGGAGTAAGTCTAGTTTTACCTTCAGCTTCTTTACTGGCTTGGGATAATCCAATTATAGCACAGTCATGCTTCTTAGCTAACTCTCTTAGCCTGTAATAGAGTTCACGTAATCTTTCGTGTCCGCTGTTGAAGGTAGTTGTAAGCGCAATCTTGTCGGCCATATCAACAATACAAATTTCACATTGCTGTCTTTTAATATATGTATCTAGCATTTGAATAGTCCAATCTTGGGCATCTTCAAAAATCAATCTATCCTTTATTCCACTGTATCTTGCTGAAGCCGCTTGAGGATCAAATTCGATCTCCTCTTTAGTCAGGCCAGCATAAGCTTGAATAGCGCGTAACTTAGTACGCTTGGCTTTTTCTTCGTTTACTATGTAACAAACTTTAGCACCCTGTTGGCAGAAACCGGCAGGAGCTGCACACAAAGATACCGCAAATGCAGTCTTACCTACTTCAGAGTAGGCGGCTATAACCCCAAACTCACCTCTAGCTATCCCAAATACCTGACGACTTAATGTTTCTATATTAAATTTAAATCTGTTATCGTTACTTACACATGCAAGTAATTCGTAAATATCA